TAAACCTGTAACGGATACATCAACGTCAGCTTTTCCAATTGCTGTACCTGCTGTAACTGTTGCTTGCTGACCAGTTAATTGAACTGAGAATGTTTCACCCCAAGCTCTGTTACCCCAGCCTCCTCGGCCCCATCCTTGTTCTACTTTAGCATCAACTGTAATTGTACCTAAACTTGCTGATAGTGATTGACCTGTGGCTAAAACAGATCCTGTAATACCCCAAGCACCAGAACCCCATTCAGCTCTACCCCAACCATTTACAGAGCCTGCAAATTCTAATGTACCTATTGTTGATGAAAGTGAAATACCTGAAAGTTCAGCAGCTGTAGAGTCTTGATCACTCCAAACACCTGTGCCCCAGTTTTGTGCTCCCCATGTATTAGCCACGAAGAACTCCTAACGGAAGTCCCGCTACAGAAAACAAATTAGTAATGTTCGCCATAGCAGGCTCCTCCTTTAAGTTATGCGATTCTTAATATAGCTGCACTCGTTGTAAATGCTGGGAACTGAATAGTGAATGTTCCTGCAGTTGCAGTTTTATCTCCTCCAAAATCTAATACAGCTACAGCTGGATCACCAGTTGCAGTATCGTTATAGATTAAGGCACCTCTCGCAGTTAATGTAACACCTGTAAATGATAAATCAGAAAAGTCTGTAATTGCAGTGTCTGATGCAACTGACGTTCCAGTATTTACCAAAGCTTTACCACCAGAACTGTATCCTGCTGGTGAAGTTACTTCGTTACCTGTTGTGAAAGATGTTGTTGATTTTCCTAAAGTAGCCGAGTTAGTGTACATTGCTAACTTAAATGTGTTACCACCTGGGTTACTAAAATTATGTGTTGCTTCTAATAATTCTTTTTTAAAAGAATTACAGATTGCGTTAGTTGTTATAGCCATGTTATCTCCTTAAAATTTATGGTGATGGAGATTCTACTTTTAGTCTAGGTACTCCATCGTCAAATTCGCCTCTTCTTCTTCTGCCCATTTGTTGAACAGCAAAAGATTGCATACTTTCATCATACCTTTGTCTGTATAGGTTGTAAAGATCAGCAGGTCCTTTCAGATAAGAATAACACTCAACTAAAACACCATAAAGTAGTAAAGCTTCTTGATTTGTAGATAAAAAAGTATTTGTTGAACTATCAAAGTGCGGTGGATCTTTTATATAATTTATTTGAACAGTATTAGCCGCAGCAGGAGTAGGAGCAACTAAAATAACTGGTCCTGTTTGAACATTGTCCTCCCAATTAGCATAATATTTTGGTGACCCTTGAGCACCAGTAGGATTAAATTCTGAAATAAAACTAGTATCTCTTTTTTCTAAAAAAACTCTTGTGCCTCCATCTATCACTTGCACAGATCTTAAAATTAGAGCGTCAGATGGTAAAGAAACATAACGATTACCCACAGTAAAATTAGATGTAGCATATTTTCTTAGATCATCATAATCAACTTTTCCAGCTATATCTAATTCTGTATTTCTTATAAATTGATCTAAAATAGTATCTGATAAAACATTACTATCTACTTCAGTATAGTTTCTAACTTGTGTTAAAAAATTTGAATATGTTATAGCCATTATGAAATACTCACTGTTACAAGACCTAAAGCTGTATTTGCCTGTCGTCTTCTATTTTGTAAAGATGGATCTCTTGGAGTCATTGAAGAAATACTTGTTGTAAGACCATCGTCAGTAACTTCTTCATGAAATACTTGAAAAGCAAAAGAACCCGGTAAAGTTAAATTAGCTACTCCAACTGTTATACCTCCAGAGTCAGCTATTGTATTATCATTGTCTGTAACCGTTTTAGGTTGTTGAAATTTTTGTGATCTAGTGTTCTTTAAAGCAATGGCGTCAGCTTTGTGGTATGGTGGATCTAGTTGTGGATGTTTTGCTTCATACTCAGAAATATGTACAAGAGAACCATTCCATTCTTTAACCATTTCAGTGTATGGAAATGCTTGTCCTGATCTATCAGATATTGCTTGTGATCTTTTTCCTCTTGCGTAAGCCATTATACTCCATCTCCAAAATAAGTTTGTGGTGAAATGTAAACAGAAGTTCTTTGACCATCTTCCGTAAGAGCTCTTTGTAATTCGTCTTCATAAATTAATTTAAGAGCTGAAGTTAATGATGGATTCTTCTTCATTGATAAATAATAAGCTAAACCAGAACACATACATGGCAAGAATCTATAAACTACATCAGCTTGATTTGTATAAACCCCTGCATCTTCAATTCTTCCTATATAGTAATATTTTACATAAGTGTAAGTTGAAGCATCTGGTGCTAAATAAAGTGTAAGAGTAGGTGTAGTTTGTCTATCTATAAAATATTGAGACGGCTGTCCTGTTGATCCTTTATTAGGTAAAGCAGCATAAGCTGATCTATCTATTTTAGTTAATGTTACATCAGTAATAGATGGGCTAATTCCTGTGTTTGTAGAAATATAAGCTTCTAACACATCATTACAATCAGACGGTGTTGTGTACGTTGCTGTGCCAGCTGTTAGTAATTGTTCTTTTAAAGTAACCTTCCAAAGATGAACTCCTCTATTACCCCATTCAGAAAATAATAAATTTAAACTTCTTCTTGCTGATCTTAAATCATGGCCACTATTAGTTCGTATCCCGCATCTCTCGTATGCTTCTTCAATGATATCATCGATATTTAAATCGAATGCTGTAGTTCCTGACGTAGCCATAATTCATTACATTAAGTCTTTATAATAATCTAAAGACTTACCTGGTGGTAGCTCTTGATCTTCAAGACCCATTCCTGAAGTTCTCGCAGCCCCATAACCTCTTGTTGATTTAGCTTCCATACCTACGGATGCTTTCATCATATTATCTTCAATAGCTTTTCCTCTTTTTCTTTCATAGCTTGATAATTTTCCGTCTTTATCAAGGTCTGCTTTTTTTGGATTTTTTAATGCCATCATTTTTCCATTTGATGCTTTTTCAACACCTTTGATAGTGCCTTTGTTTTTAGATGCATAAAAAATTTCTCTACCTTTTTTCTTACCGTATTCTTTTTCCATTGATGCGTAAATTTTTTTACCTTTTTTTGTTAATGGCATAATTAAATCCTCCTCTATTGTATGATATTACTCCACCTTTACTTTTTGGTTTTGCGTAATCCATCATAGACTCAAAACCTACATCTTTGTATTTCTTACCTTTGTAAAAATCTCTTTCTCTTTTAACTGCTTTAGGATCTCTTTTTTTAATACTTGTTGCTACAACTGTTGCAGCTCCTATTGGTGTAGCTAATCTTGCAACTCTTAGAGCTTTTGATTTAGCTAATTTTTTAAAAACTTCGCCTGGTTTAGTCTTACCAATATTAATCTTTGACCCTGGTCTGTCAGGCAATTTTCCTGCTCTGTTTGCACTTTTCAAAGTAGGCTTTGATAATGGAGCTGTATCTCCAGTAAATTTTGCTGCTCCTTTAACACTAGCGGCCGTTGGACCTTTTCTCATTATTTGACTAGCTTTAGCAATTTTTTCTTTTACACTTGCTAAAATACTTTTTGTTTTTGAAATACCTCTACCAATACCTTCGTCTGATTTACTAATTAAATTTTTTGTATAATCAGATAATTTTGGTGAACCTCCATCACTATATTTCATCATGCCTCCCAATTTATTTCCTTTTTTTGTAGACTTCAAAATACTTTGAAAATCTTTAACTTTGAGTCCACTTCCATATGCTCCAGTTGGAAATAAATCGAAAATTTTAGTTTTCTTATTTATCAATATAGGTCTCTTCTTGTCTGTTCTCTTGAATTTGCTCATACGTCGATCATACCACCATAGTATTTCTTAGTAAATGTCTTAACATTTGTTGGTTTACCGCCAACTCCTTGAGGTTTAGCTCTTTTTCTTGCAACGGCACTCCTCCTTTCGGAGTCTGTCATCCTTGCTGCTTTGGCAGCAGGCACGCACTTTGGATACTTCCGTTTCTTGTCCGCTTTTAATTTTGAACGACCACAGGGTGCGTAAGAACCATCTGCTCGTTTGCTTCCAATATCTACCCACTTTTCTGAAAACCATTTTTTCAATCCACCTTTCTTAAAACTTTTAGAAAAAGAAAATCCTATATTTTTTGTCTTACCTTGTTTTGTGCCTGATATTCCAAACGAAGAACTTTCTCCTTCTTTAACTATATCTAAACCTAAAACACTATTTATGTTCCTTTTGTCTATTTTTGAAAAAGGTTTCTCGCCTGATACCCCAACTGTGACACCTTTTCTTTTCACATTGAACTTAACTTTTGGTGAAGTAACAAATTCATCATCATAAACATCTACACCACCTCCAACAGTTGTGCCTCTTAAATAATCAGGAAGTATTTTTTTCTTTCCCATTAGAATACGCCTTCAAATTTTCCACCTTTGATAGCTGCACCCATTCCTCTTGCAAGTCCACCATTTTTCATTTTAGGTTTAGGACCTTTAAAATCTTTTCTTTTTACACCAGATGGATCTTTAATTTTACCAGCGCAAATTTTGCTTGCGTATGCGTTAGCATATGCTGAGGGATACACTTTGAACTTTCTCTTGGCTGCTGCTTTACCTCTTGCACATAATTTTGTCATAATACTTTACCTTTGTTAGGACCAACTTTAATTCTATATTTATGTGTACCTGTTCCGTTAACTTCTACTTCTTGCCGTAAAAATTTGAACATAGACATTTGTTTAGCATCTTCAAATTTTTCTTGAACATACTTAACAACTTTCTTTTTATTTGTTTCTTCTCTATCACTCATATTTTTTAGCGGCCGCTTTGAGAGTGTCAATTCTCTCCTTTTTGCGGTTGTACAACTTTTTAGATTGTACCACTTTATGAGAAAAGAAACTAGACCTTACGATTTTTGCGATTGGATTTACGCTTGATGGCTTCGATGACTCTTCGTTTTTTCTTCTTTTCATCTCTAGCACCTCTTAATTTGCCATCTATTTGAGCTGGTATTGATCCTCTAGTTATAGCCATAATTTATTCTACAATAATATTTAAAGAAAATCTATATGATTCTTTTGGAGCAACTCCTCTGTGTTCTAAACGACTAGGGAATATAATCGCTTCGTTTTGTACACTTTGTATAAATTCGTTTTTACCATCTTGAAAAAATTCCGTTCCGCCAGTGTTAGAGTGAATATTATAGACAATCGAAGTGCTTTTTGGATTTAGATTATCAGTATGTATTTTACACATTGAATCTCTATGATAATAATTCCAAAAAAATCTCATTATATTTTTTGAGTTAAGTATTTTTGATTTCTCTTGAATCAGATCAAATATAATTTGTGCGTTAGTGTTTAGAATGTCATGATCACAAATATTTCTTGTTCTATCAAAGGAAGTGTAAGAGAAACCACTATCTGTATTTTTTGCATTTGAAAAATCACTGATAAATCTATTAACACCATCTTTGTTATCTATGGCAAAAGTCCATCGTACAGTTCCAACTAATCTTTGAATTAAAGCATGTAAAGAATTAACAGGAAAGTTAATTTTAACTCTTTCTATTCCAACCATGGTTTATAAATTACTTTACCATCTTCTCTCATGGCCCTCAGTGATTGATTTCTGTTTCGATCTGTTGAATAACTACAATGTATCCAGCCTGAAGTTGGTTCGTTATCTTTATAAAA